TTTCAACATATTAACTTTTTCTTCAAAAATTGTTTTACCATAATAAAAATATTCTCTAACTGCTGTAGCAATAACTTGTTCTGCTTGTTGTTCTCTTGTTATAGTATTTGATTCCACAACCATTGTTAACATTTTATTTATTGAAGTATGATCTAGTGGTGCTAAATAAGAATTGACGTCCTCATCATATCTCCATGTCCTTTTTAAAAAAGACACTTCATCGATATGTATGTACGGAACAGACTCAGCTTCTTTATCAGCCATAGTATATTCTACTCCAATAGTGGATAATGCTTTTTGTATATTACTATGATTAAACCATGGTATTATATCTTTATTTACACCTAATACGTTATCATCACCATAAGTCATTAATTTTACAAATTTTTGAAAATGTTTCAAAATAAATTGACGTCTTTCGTCGCGTTCCATAGATCGAATATCTATAAACATTTCTGTTATAAAATATTCTTCTATCTGTGGAAATTCATTAAAATTCTCTTCAAAAAGTAAAATAAAAGCATATCGCATATATAAGCTGTTTGCAAAACTATTAATAATAACAGTTAATGGGTGACCAGATGGATTAGATCCAAAAAATTCTACTAAATCACCATTAAAATCTACTAATGGAAATGCAACATCTTCAGAGATACACTTTACAACTTGTAATGATTGTTTATCATAATTGGCATATTTACATATTGATATAATAACTTGAAATGCAGCTAAAATAATTTGAGATGACATACGTTTATCAAATTTACCATAATCACCAGCAATCATATTACTTAACCCAAAGTTGGTTAAAAATTCACGAATTTCTTCCCATTCCATAGATTGAGCAACTGTACCAACTGCTGTTTCAAAAGTAAATTTATTATTTTGTATTAAACGTATTACTGATAACAAATATTTTCTAACTACAATAACAAAATCCACAGGTGAACCTGTAAAAACCCTAGTTTTATTGGCAATTATTTTACGTAATGGTAATGCTTCATCTTTTAAATGTCCACAATAATTTGGCATATAACGAAATCCTTTCATATACTTATCTAAAATATCATCAACTCTATCCATAATTTCATCATCGAAATCAATAGGATCGAGTAACAATCCTCTAGGTTCAGCACTCTTCATGAAATATTTTTTACATTTCTTCCAAGGATTTCCTGCACTTGTTTTCCTATTAATTTTATCAACATAAGCAATACCAGGAGCACCATTAATAGCTGTATCATTATCATAAATTTCAACTGTAGCTAATTGTTCTGTTGTTATTTGATCCATTATTTGTTCTGTAAAAGCTTTAACACATATATCTAAAATATTTTGATCAACCACTATAGGATTAATCATATCTTGAAATGCATTATTCCAAGGTTCCCACGAAGACATACGCGGTGGACCATGAGTTAGTGTGTAACCACGCCGTAGCATAGATGCACAGATAACAGTTGGTTTAACTTTAGATTTATGATTACCTCTAAAACCAGTAAATGATCCATATATGTTAGCTATACCTTTACGATGATATCTTATCAAAGATTTTTTATTCAATTCGCCTACACTTCTTTTAGCACTAGGTGCACTAAGAGCTGGGTAACCAGATTGAACAATCATATCATCTATATTATTCATGGCAGTTTTAATAAAATCAACGTCAATGCGTATCGCACCGACTTTGCCTGTAACACCGCCAATAAAATGTATACCTAATATAACAGGACCAAAAGCTGTTTTTGCAAGTAAAATAGATCCACAATCACCATTAATTGTTATATTATCAGCATGACCAAACCAAGTATCCAAAGTAACAGATCCAATATTTCGTGGCATTTCTACAGTGAACTTATCCATAGGTTGAATATGTTTTACTATAATCTTACCATTAGATCCATCACGATTTCTACAAAGATAAATACCTTCAAATTCCCCCATCATTGAATCCTTAGCAAATAAATCTGCTAAATTTTTCTTAGGTGGAATATTTTTAATATTGATCAATGCTAAATCTTTATCATTATACCTGGTTACTTGTGATTGCGTTATCATAATTGTTAAATTGCTATTAACACCTTCTTTTTGTGTGGTAAATATCATTTCAACAGTAAAATGCTCGGTATCTGGTAACCAATGATTATTGACAAGATATATATGACCACCAAGGCAAAAAGCTTTAGTTGGTCTCTTGATAATATTATTATCTACTCGTTGTATCAAATTAAAATGAGCACAATTATTTAATATAATATTACAAATTTCAGTAAATTGCAAACCTTTATATGAAGTAGTCATTGCACTTAAATCAAAAGTGGATAATTCAAATGAATCATTATACCAAGGATTATAGTGCTCTTCCTTCATAGCAGTTGGCGCATTACCAATTTTTGCTGATATTTTATCTCGCGATTGTACAGCAACAGTTTCGAATTCAATTTCATTTTCAGTACATTGTGTTGACATATCTTTATTATTTATATTGCTATTTTTAAGAACTTCATTATCATTTTTGGTTATATATTCAATTTCTTTTCTATTAATATATTTATTTAATTTATAAAAGCCAATTATCGGAATAACTATTGCAATTAAACTACATGTTTTTGGGTACATTCCTATTTTCACTTGAACACGTTCACCCATTTTCTTCAAAATGAATGTGAGTATTTTTTGTCACCATTACATAGAAATTCTATTTAATATATTATATATCATAGATGAAAAATAATATATTAAAAAACTTCCCAAAAATGGAGAACAAGTAAAAATAACAAATTTACCGAAAATAAATACAGTTGCCACAAGTAAACATTCATACCAATAGGTAAATGTAGCCCAGCTTATTGCTAAACCAGCCCACATATACGTATCATATTGAGATGTATCACTTATAGTCAAGGATTCATTATTTGATTGTACTACAAATTCATGCGCTGTTTCATCATATTTTGTTGAATAATTATCAGTTTCGCATTCACACACTTTACGAGCTTTGAAACAATTTTTACATATTGTTGTTTTGCGAAGTATACTAGCTGATTTTAAAAAATTTTGTTGACTTTTCTTATGAGCATCAAAAAATGTACCCATTTTTAATAAAAAATCATCAATATTATTGGTATTATATATTGGTTCTAATTTACCACGTAACATTTTATCATCAGCAGGCACCACTTTATTAATTGTCAATTCCCAAAAGTCTGGAAATTTATCCTCTTCTAAGAGTGGTACTTTAGTTGCATCTACCATTTCAGATTGTGGTAATTTGTATTCATCTTTTATACGTACTGTAATAACATATGGTAAACGTCTTTGCACAGCAAATGGCACACTAAAATAATATGCAGTGTTAATATCCGGAACATTTGTTGTGAACATAGCCAATTCAGCTTTAACTGGACAACGCCCTTTATCAGCTAAATCAGCCATATTTGGATTATGACTAATATTATTGACAATTTGTATTATTTCCTTTAATGATGGATCAGGACCCTGACAAACATCTGGTTTAATACAAGCAATATCATCAACCATAATACACCAACAATGAGATTCATGACCTGTCCAATATTCTTCATCAATATTACGAGTAAAAATATTAGATGGATCAGGATCTAAACCATATTTTGCACCATAGTATTGAATGATAACGTGAGCTAACAAACTTTTCATAACACCAGATGTTCCATATAATAAAACACCCATTGGAGCTGCACGTAATTGTTGTGCAGATCGACGTGTTACCATTTTCTGTTTACACATTTTTAACTCATCTAATACATATTTAACAAATTTGCGTTCTGGCATACCCAAACGCACTGCATTCTGATAGATACATTGACCTTGTTCTATAAATGATAATAATTCAGATTGATAATTAAAAAAATTTATACCATGTGCTTCAGGATCTGATAGTAGATGTACTTTTTTAGTATGATCAAGAGCTTTATTACACCATTCTTCGTATTTTGTACCTGAATGATAAATAGGATCTAAATTGCCTTTTAACATACATTGTTGTCCACGTTCACATAAAAATAAGAGAGTGTCCAACATACAAAATAAAAAATCCGGTCCAGAATTATATTCCTTTAATAGAGCTTCTTTTTCAATTTTATTGTAACGTTCTTCTATAAACGGCACATCCATTTTATGATATAATGCAGCACTTAAACAATATGTTCCAAATTTGTACATTTTCTTTGCAATTTCACAGTTTTTAAGTTCTTGGTATTTATCTAAAACCATACGGATATCTTTTAAACCTAAACCACTTTGAATATTTAATCCGAAAATTTCTGTAAACTTTGTCCAAATATTTGTCATTGTTCCAACTAATGAATTATTTAATTGTAATTTAATAAATGTGGCAATAGCAGCAGTGTAGTCCATTATTGTTTCGGCTTTGCTAATCATATGAAATAATATTAAAATATCTTCAATGATTTTTATAGCCCAATCATATTCACCTAATAAATTATTTTCATTAATGGTGCTGAATACACTATTCGATTGTATTTCATAATCAGATTGAATTAAATAATCATCAGAAATATCATCAGATATTTGTAAACGTGCTTTCTTTTTATCTTGTCTGTAACGTTTATTATAATGACCACTCTTTCCCTTTTTTGCACGTTTATTA